CGCCAGCCTGAACAGTTTCACCCATTTGCGATTTTGCGATAGGCATGATGACCTCTTAAGGAAAACGAATTAAAGCCGTCGTAGCCGTATTAGCTGGCATAGTGACGGTATTGCTGGTTGAAGTAAATGTCTTGTCTGAACCAAAGTCCAGCACCGCTACAGTCTTGTTGCTACGAGTCACGTTGTAGATCAAAGCCCCACGAGCGATAAAGTTAGCACCGGGCCACGACACGTCATTAAAGTCCACAAACACCGTACCGGCATTTGGGCCTGTGGTTTGTGTGCTGATTGTCACACCCGTCATCGTCACGCCACCCGCCGTATATCCTGTGCCGGTCACTTCGTTATCTGTTGTGTATACAGTAGTCGTCTGCCCAATATCAGAAAACGCCGTATACAACGCCATCTTTAGCGTGTCGGTCGCCAAGTTCTGCCCCGCTTGGAGCATCTCTTGTTTGAAGCTGTTCGTTAGGCCCTGTTGGATAGGCATTATGGGTTCACCTTAACCGTGTTTGACTTACGGCGGTTTACTGTTGCCGGAATAACTTGCAAATTCCACGGTACATGCAGCCCAGAAACTGTAGAGCCGCGTAACGGGACAATATGATCTACTTCCCATTTACCACCAAGCATTTTTTCACGCAACTTTGCCAAGTCATATGCTTCTGTAATCATCCAATACTCGTCCGCACTTAACCATGGTGGCGTTGCTTGCGTTTTTGCTGCATACCGCCGGGCGGTTCTTGCATTAACTTTTTGTGGGTTATCTTTAGCCCACTTGTTGCATTTTTTGTTGTGTTTATCTCTGTTGTTTTCAACCCATTGCACCGCCCGCAATACATTTTTATCACGATTGGCTATGTGATGAGACTTCATATACGCCCCAACACACACTTTACACATAGCACGATGCCCGTCATAGCGAGTTTTATCCTTGTGAAACTCACTTAAATCTTTAACGGCACTGCACTGACGGCATGCTTTCATGGCCCGACTTTCATCTTGTATTGCCCGTCCCTGTACGCATCACCTCTTTCCAAACCACTACCAAGGCGATTTAATTGGGCAAATGCTTCTTGATACTTTTTTTCGTATTGGGCAATCATATCAGCCTCACCTTTTAAAAAAGTATATGCCTCAACTAAAGTTCCATACAGTAGCACCGGAGAATAGTTGTCACCTAGCCACGTGCGGTTACCTACAGTAATGCTTTCTGGGTATGCGTAATAATGCAATTCAACTACATACGCATTGTTCGGTGTCGGAGCCAGAATAAAACTCAACTCATCTGTGATGATATTGTTAGCTACCGTAGGGCCAAATAGCGCGTAGTACTTAGGGACGCCTGTGTCAGACGGGCTTGGATACGCTGCCCGCATAAAGTTCACGTCTTTATTCAGAAGATACTCGTAGCTACCACCGTCGATTACCGCCATCGAGAACACCGACAGAAAGTCAGCAGGACAGGACAGGTACTTGTTGCCGTTAGTCGTCACGCCGGTGACGTTCTTACGCAGTGCAGGAATCTGCACCGAGTTGTAAACGCGCTCTTCAGCTTGCGTGATAAAGAAATTAATCTGGCTCGTACCATCAGACGTGGTTGTGCCAGTCCCTGCTACGTTCGTCCAAGTGTTCGTTGGAAAATCGTTTTGCAGGTAGTTCTTAACCGCAATGAAAAGCTCGTTGTACGTCATGCCATTGGGCCTCGTGCCATTACACCCTTAGTCGCAGCACCGGTACCGCGAATCTTGATGCCGGTCGTCTTAGGCTCTTTATAGTTGCCTTTGCTGACAACACCACCCGCGATGTTCATCTCGTTGGTGTACTTGGTACCCGACTTAGGCTTTAGCACCGACGGGGGTGCAGACTTTATCTTTTCCATTAGCCACCTCGACCAGTAGAACGCTGGTTCATCACACGCGCCATATTGCGCCCGTACTTCTTCATAGCCTCAGAGGTCACGCCGCCTTTAGCCATACCCTTGCCGTGCATCCGCTTTTCATGTGCCTTGACTTCCGCCTTGGCTACTTTCTTCATGCTGTCCATATCTACTCCTACGAGATTGTTACATTCCCAACTACGCCCGCTGGAGCCAAAGCATTCGGTGTTAGCTCCACATCGTTTGCTCTTGAACCGCCTACCGGGTACCAGCCCCACTGAAAAATTCTACTACCACCCGACGGATCGCCAAAGTCGGTATTCAACGTCAACTGCAACCCCGTGTAGCCAGACTGCTTATAGCTGTTATCCGGGCGCGGCTCCCGTACTGCCTGTGGGTCTTGCACCGGATACATACCTAACTGCAACTGCGGCTGATCGGGTTCCCAACACGTAGGACATACCTTGATCGTAACCTGCTTGGTCTTGATCGTCAGCTTCTTTAACTCTTTTAACTTGTAGCGAAACCCGCAGCGGTCACATTCCGCAATCGAGTTCTTACCACTGGCAAACCTATTTCCCATTAGAAAAACATCTCTCTTGGCACAAGCCGATCAGCTGCCTTCTCGCGGTCTTCACCCGCTGCCAAGTCCCAAGCTTCGTCGTACATCAATTTCAATGCTTGAATACGCCCCGGATCAACTTCTGGCTTCTTGACCGCAATCATATATGCCAACCCTGCCACCAAGCAGTTCTGGAAGCGGAACGGAATATCAATCACGTTCGTGCCGGTACCGGCATCGTAAATACGCTTCAAACGCCAGTAATAGAACACGTAGTACGGGTTCTGAGTCGTGCCCTGATCCGGCGCAGGCCATACATTAATCTGTGGGTATTTCGGTGTAGCTACATTAGACCCAACCTGCTGCCCTGACTGCCGGTTAACCCAAACCTGAATCGGACGCCCCTGAGCCAGCTTATTCGGGATAGTCGAATAGGTCGAGACCGAGATACGGGTGATGTTCAGATCAGTCTGGTTAGGACCCTGTCCGGAATCAGTGCGAATAACATGTTCAACCAGATCAATGGTATCAATAGGTAGATCATAGGTAGTCACTCCCTGCGCCAAGTTGATCGAGCCCTGCTCAATAGTCCACAGGTTAATGCCCCGATTAGCCCACTCGCCAATCAAGAAGTTCAGGCTACGCCGTGCGGTACGGAAGTCATACCCCGTGCGCAACTCCAAGCCACAACGCTCAAACGCCTCCTCGAATATCTCGTTGAGGTCTGGGTTAAAGCTAGTTGTGTTGGTTGTAAAGGCCATTACCTAAACCCCGCTGTTTTCTTTGCGATGCTCTTGGGTTGTGCTACGAACTGCTTTCCTGCTTTCTTCCCCGCCCGCTTTGCCCTCGTCGTTGCTGCGTACTCCGCTGGGCTTAGCGCCTTGATCGCCTTTTCCGGCAGGTACCTTTCGCCAGTCTTCGAGGATGGCTTGCCACTCTTTGTGCGCCATTTCTGGTCACCCCAATTTTTAAGTGACTGTTGCGGGGCTTTCACACCATTCGTCCTTTAGTTTTACCACGTTGCGCACAACCATCTGCTCGCTTGGAAGCCGAAGATACTTTGCCGCCTTTTTTATATGAATCGTCGTAATCTTCATTCATACGTCGCATCATAGCTTTTGGGTCAAGATCAGCCCCAAGCTGCATTTCTCTTGAACCACGACCGCCACCGCCGCCACCGCGCATACTTTTGTCAAACTTCTGCGCCTTTAATTCATACGGAGCCAAAGAACTTTTATCAACCCGCTCATTAGCGGACTTAGAGGTCTTTGAACCGCTTTTTTCTTGCGCCCGGTCATAATACGGAATTCCAAGTCGCTGCGCCCTAAAATAGGCCTGCTCATCCGCAGTCATTTTTGGTTCACTTTTCTTCTCAGCCACGATAACCCCCGCCCTTTTCCTTGTACTTCTTCGCCAGCAACTGAGCCTTTCTTGCTGACCACTGCCCTGCTGCTGTGCCCTGCACCGCCTGAGATTTGATACTCTCAAACAGCGACTTACGCATCCCCGGCTTGGTGTAGTTCCCGGCCTCGTTGACCTTGGATTTCACCTTCCCACCTTCTTTGTACTGCGTAAAGTCGGTGTCATCCCGACGGGCTTTCTTTTTCCCGCCGGGCATCTTGGAAGGGTTGATTGCACCCATGCCGCGAGAGGCCATCATTAGCAGTACCCACCCTTTTTCATGCCTTTGGCACCAGCCATTGACACTTGTCTAGCCTTAGTCTTGCCTTTAACAGCAACACCATCGGCTTGTTTATGACCAGCAGCTAGACCACCCGAGGCCATCTTCTTCATGCCAGCTTCTTTCATCTCATGCTTGATCATGGATTTAGGAGCGCCTTTCTTCTTCATGAAGCCGATTTCCTTCTTCATCATTGCCTTTGACTCTTTCATTTCACCGCCTCCTGATTTAGTGAACTCTTGTCCCACGGTTACAGGGACGCCGACCTTCTTTGCGAACTTGGGATTGTTCGCTACTGCTTGCATGAATCTTTCCTGCTTGGCAGATTTAGCTGGCATTAGCAAATCCTTCCCTTGGTCTTACCACGCTGGGCAATACCATCTGCACGGGCAGACGCAGAAGATACCTTGCCGCCCTTTTTAAACTCTACGTCGCGGCTATCGACCCCCATACGTCTGTCACCACGCATGGTTCTTTTCGGGTCAAACTCACTGCCAAGGTTCATAGAGTACGGGTCTTTTAGGCTAGAGCCCGGCATTTTGCCTGCACCGCCGATGGGTTTTTTACTAGAACGCTCTTTACGCTCTTGCTCAGACCGCTTCATCCCGCTAAGTGCTGCTGCTGCACCAAGAGCTACACCGGTACCAGCAAGAGCCGCTGCTGTGCCTCTAGAGCCCTTATCCTCTTTCTCTTCTTTCTTCTCTTTGCCTACATCCTCGTAGCCCTTGCCGACTTTCTCGTCCGCACGGGTCTTCTTCGGGATGCCTTCATCCATACTAGCTTTAGGAGACTTAACTTCAGTGGAGTACTTCTTGTCATTCCACTCAAACGTCTTCTTGCCCTCTTTGCGGGCTTCGGCAAAGGCTTCTTTAAAAGTAGAGCCCTTGTCGTCGTAATGTAGTTTCTCTTTCATTAGCAAATTCTCCCACGTGTTTTGCCGCGCTGAGCAATGCCATCAGCACGAGCCGAGGCTGAACTAACCTTGCCGCCATTCTTAAAGCCACCTTGGTCTTTCAGGCGGTTTTTGTCGTACTTTTCATAAGCCTCATACTCTTTTTTTAACTGCCGATCTTTTTTGGCATTTTCAATTTCAAGCTCCATGCCAGACTTTTGAGGCTTTTCTTGTTCGGTTTTCTTCTTCGCGTCGCTCATTCTTTTAGCGGCGTAAATAGGAAGGCTACCCACCCCCGCAAGTGCTAGACCGCTTCCAGCAACATCTAAGGCTTTATCCATCTTAGATTGGTCGGCAATATCGCTACCTCTTGCGCGGGTGTACTCATCCATCGGCTGCATACCGCGAACTGGGTCTTTCTTAGCCATTACAGAACCCTCCCGCGAGTCTTGCCACGTTGTGCGATACCGTCAGCACGCTTGGACGCTGAATTTACCGAGCCGCCGGATGCGTACTTCTTAACTGCGCCGCCTTTTCTCATGCCCTCGGATTCGCGCTTACGCCGCGCTTCGACTTCCCGTGCAGCATCAGCCATACGTTGTTGCGGTGTACGCACCACGCTTTTATCGGCAGTATCTATAGTGCCTCTGATACGTTCACCGAGTGTCTGTGTGCCTTTAGCTTCGCCCGGCTTAACCATGCCAAGGGTTTCCCCAACGGACTGAGTGCCCTTTACCCCCGACTTAGACACGGTAGGTTTCTTAGCCGGAGAGGTGTAATAAGTGGCGGGTGTAGTAGTAGATTCTTTCTTAACCTCTGTAGTAGGCTGCGCAGCAGGTTTGGCTTTCTTAGCCGCAGGCTTTGGCTTTGGTGTAGCGTAGTTATCACTACGCATTACTGCTTCATCAGCGCCTTCAGGAATGAGTTCAGGGCGACCTTTTGACGCAGCCATAGCGCGTTTTTCTGCCGCGCTAGGTTCTTTTGATTCGTCTGCCTTACGACCGATCTGCTCTTCAATGGTTCTAGCGCGACGACTGGCACCGCCTACAGCTTCTGGTTCTTTCTCGTCTTTACCTTCGCCCTTAAACTTCTTATACAGGGCTAAACCAAGCATACCTGCGCCTAGTCCGGTCAGGATGTCGCCGCCACTGGCAAATTTCCTAACTTTTTTCTTCATAACATCCTCCGCTGAGACTCAATTAGCTGGTCTATCTTGGTCTCCAGCCGATTGAACCGCTGATCTATGTGATCCGTAATACGATCTACCTCTGCCTTAGTGACGTTGTCGCGAGCAATTTCTTCACGGGTCTTGTTTAACAAAATCGTGATACGAGCTAGTTCAGAGAACTTCTCATGAGCTATGTAGGCAAAAAGACCGGTAAATAGCGTCAAGCCCCCAGTCCAAACATATGACATTTCCATGCTCAGCACTTCCAAGCCCTAAGTGATTTATTTATCCGGCTGTTCGGATCGTTCGCGGTCTTCGAAGAAGTCAGCTTCTTTTTCATGCCCTCCATACGGGCACAGAACGACTTCTTACGTGGGCCACCTTCAGGCTGTGGGGCTTTCAGACCGGGCTTACCCGGATTAGCTGCGTTGTACGAAGCACGTCCTTTGGCGTTCAAGCCACCTTTTTCGGACTTACCTTCCTTGCGCTGCCATGCTGGAGTTTTAGCCATGATTAAGTGCTCCCGGCATCGTAGCTATTAGCCACTACTAACAAAATAAACATGGACGAAACGCCGTTGTTGTTAGAGCTGCCAATCGCTGTCGCCTCAAGTGTGGTTTTTTCTGGGATAGCCAGCGGATACTCAAACACATAGTTTGCCACGCCATTATTGATAGTCGTGACTGCGGCGGTGCGACGAATGTTATCAGCGCCACGGGTAAAAAGCCGCCCCTGAACTTGGTTAGAACCGCCTGCTTGACCAGAGGAGAATAGCCCTTGAGAGACATATGCTGTGTAACCAGCGGGCACCGTCCAACTACCCGTGATCGTGGTGTTGTAGTCAAACTTGATAATGTCGTATGCGGTCGCAGGAACGCCAGCAGTCACAGT